ATTGCCGTTCGCGGCAAGGTAGTCGCGTATGCTTTGTAGTACGGTCTGGGCTGTATCCGCGTCGGTATGGTAAATGTAAACCTGGGCGTTCGCGTCCTGCATCTTGTAACCGTCTTTGGTTTCGGTCACGTCCACGCTGTCCAGTTGTAGAACAATATGGTTCGCCGTGGTACCCTGTGGGGCAGCCATAGCGTAGACCGGTAGCGCCTGGGCGGCTAGCAAAGCGTCGCGAATTATTTTAAGATAGTTCATTGAAGCGCCTGTCTTAATTTGCGTTGGAAGTGCGAACGTCCTACGCGGTCAATTTTAGCCCGGCTTTGTGCGCCTTCCCTTTCCCAAGCCTACCCATATAGTCCTTGGCCTCGTAAAACTTTGAGCCAAAGAGCTGCATAAAGGGATAGGCCTGCCGGTTTTCCTTTAGAGCAGTAACTCGGGTAGGCCCTATCCAAACCCCAATCTGGTCTTTCCAAACCTTTACCCGTGCGCGGGTTATCTTAATGCTTTTCCAAAGGTTGCGACTGCCTGGCTTTTTAACTCCAGCGTAAGCTTCCTGCCGGGCTGCATTGCGTAAAGGCGCAGCCTCCGCACGCAGTTCCTTGTATAGTTCCTGTATGCGGATTTTTTCCGGTGAATTTTTTAGATCCCTCCGAAGTTTCTCAAAGCCTTGGATACCATTTTTAGGCATTGTCTTTGAGGCGGCTTTTAATTAGTGTGTACCGGCGGCGACCTTCGGGAAGGGCGCTAATAACCTCATAACGCTGGCCGTTGTGGTCAAGCTCCCAGCTGCCTAGTACGTCGGTGCGATAACGCACGCGCCACAACACTACGGCGGAGCTTTGCATTTGGTCGCTTACAAAAGCCTCCGTGCCTGCTTGCTCGTTAATTACCAGCTGTGCATAGCAAGTGCCAGCGCTCGCGAAGGAACGCAGCACCTGCCCGCTGTTATTTGTGGTAACGGTGGGCGAGTAAAGGGTTATACGGCGGTCTAGCGTCAAAGCGTGTTTTTGTAACGGAATAGCACGCGGTCAAAAAAGCGCGGACTAGATTGCGGCAAGTCGTCGCCGTAGTCGTATCCGTATTTTACACGCTGGTAGATAGCGTGCATAATATCTTTGGGGGTGTTAGCACCGTAACCGGCTGCGTAAACTACCTCCAGCTTATCGCCCTCAATGGAGGGGGTTAGTACGCCGTTTAGTAGCGTGTACTCCGTATCGGCTACATCGTCCACCTTAACGTGCGTAATAGCACCGAGGGGCCAAAAGGGCAGAGTGTAATACTCTGCCCAGTTGGTTACCACGGTTACCGTTGCCGTACCTACGACCACCTGCGCGTAGCTCAAAGCTTCCTCACACGCTGCGTTGTAAAGGAAAGTTAATAGGCTATCATCTGCCGAGGTATCTACTCGGCAAAAAGCTTTTACCTCTGTGAGGTTAATAGCTGCTGGGGTGTAGTTAGCGGTTGTCATTTAGATAGTTACGTCGTCTGCAATAACGAAGCTCTTTTGGCGCAAAATTGCAATGTCCATAAAGCGCTCCACGTAGATACGAACGGTTGAGCTCAACATTTCAGTATATGGGTCTACCAACAAAGTGGCACCGCCCCAGAAACCGAGCTGTACGTCCTCAAAGTTACCGAACAAAATACCGTAAGTGTCGGGCGTGCCGGTGGTCTTTTTGCTCAAAGTAGTTGAGTAGATATTGTAACCGTTTGCAGTTTGAACTGGGTCAAGCATACCCTCAACAAGGAAGCGGCCGGAGCCAGCGTCTACCTTGGTCTTTTTCAATTTGGCGACTACGTTCGGGTGAGTAACGTAACCCAGGCGGCCGTTCAAAGCGTTGTTTGCGGCCAGCAAAGCCTCCATATCTACCAAGTCGTCGTAAGAGATAGCTCCCAAAGCCAAGTCCTGCGCGGTACCGTTCAAAGCGGTGTAGATACCGGTGGGCTGGTTAGAGCTTCCAGTTCCTACCAAAACGGCAGCTTCCAAACCTTTGTTAAAGCTTTGGTTAAGCTGGTTAACCATACGAGCTTGGATACCTTGGCTGTACTCCTGTGCCAAAAGCTGGTTAGATACAGCGGCAGCGATTACGGCGCGCTTAGGCGACATCGTAATAGTTGAGAAAGTCAAGTCCTGTGCGGAAGCTGCACCGGTTTCCGTGTTCCAGTTCAGCGTGTAGTCGGTATCCTGTACAGGGAACTGTACATTTCCTACCAAGTTCTCGGCTACGGAGCAAAGTCCGAGCATCGGCGTATTGGGGTACAAAAAGTCAACGTAGCGTCCTGGGTCGGTGTAAACCAAGTCGCCACCCAAGTTACCGCCGGTGCCTCCGGTTACGGTGTTGGTACGCATTTCCTTGTTAAGGAAGTCGGGCAAGTGAATAGCGCCCATCTGCGCGTCGCGGGTGTCCAAGCCCAAGCGGCGACGCTCGGCCAAACCTTCCTGGTTCATTTCGGCTTCCACTCCGGTAAGCTTACCGGTGCGGGCTTCGCGAATAGCCTTAACAATGTTAAAGCGTGCCATATCGCGCTTTTGTGAGGAGCTCAAACCTCCGGCCAAAGCCGAAGCGTCCACTCCAGCCGCGGGGTTTTCCGCGGATACTTGAATTGGGTCCATATTATTGGGGGTTAAAATTTCGGTTTGTTCGGGTTCTACCGCCTCGGCCGCCAGGGCGCTCTCCAGGCTTCGCATCGCCACAGCGGTAGAGGGGTTTGCCCCGCGCGGCGTGAGGCTAATATCGTAGATTTCTGCGACCTCGGTAATAACGCGGGTAGGCTTTTCGCCCTTCACGTTCTCCCAGCGTTCGCTTTTTACGGTGAAGGCCCAGCTAGCCTGGTCTAGGTCGCCGCGCTCAATTAGGGTACGGGCTTCCTTTCCGGTGTTGGTTTCGGGTGCGCTAAACTCAAAGTAAAGTCCCTGCTCGTCTGCGCGAAGCTCCAGCGTGCCCTTTCCTTTGTTACGACGTGCAAGCACGTGGTCGTAACTGTGGTTTAGAAGCGCGTGAATATCGTACCCGTCCAGGTTTGAAAAGGCGCTGCGCTCTATGCGCTCGTTAAAAGCGCCCATATCGTAAGCCTCGTAATTGGCTGCATAGCCAAAAATAAGACCTTCCTGCGCTCCGCCGTTAAGCGGTAGGCTCCGTATCTCCCTCTCTGTTGATTGTGCCATTTTGTACGTCGTTAGTGGGTGACATATGCAAAGGCTTGTTATACTCGTCGCCATCTTCAATAGGCGGCAAGCCTTCGCTCTTTCTAATTTCGTTCGCGCTAATTGCGCCAATGTTCCAATAAGATACGTTTCGCTGTACCTGGGCCAGCATATCGCCACGCATAAGGCTTTTAAGGTCTAGCTCAAACTCTAGGTTTCCAGTTACCAGCTTGTTGGTGAACTCCATCTCTATTGCTTCGCAAAGCGGGCGGATACAGTCGCTAACAAACTGCGCGTTTTGCGCCTCAATAGAACTGTTAAAGCTGGATCCCTGGAGGTGGCCTACTTTGTGCGGAGGTACCTTAAAAATGCGGCAGATTTCCTCAACGGAGAAACGCATACTTTCAATGTACTGCGCTTCCTGCATTGAAATTGAAACCGGCTTATACTCTGCCCCTGCCGTAAGTACGGCGGTCTTACCGCTGTTCGCACCGGAGTAGCGGCGGTCAAATTGATTACCAAGCTCACGCAAGCGGTCAACGTCGCGAATACTGCCGTCCAGTTGCAGGATACCCTTTGGCATCGCACCGTTCCCGTAGAAGCCGCCCAGGTGCTTATTGGCCGCCATAGCGGTTCCAATAGTTTCCTTTGCGTAAATGATAGGGGAAAGGCCGTTAATACCGTCAATAGTCCACGCTTTGAGGTGGATTATTTGGGAAGGTTGCAGGCGCATAGTTACGCCGCCCGGTAGGTACAGGCTGTAAATAAGCGCGCCGCTAGTAGTATCAATAGTTACTAGGTCGGTATCAATAAGCTCCAAAGCCGTAATGCGGCCACGGCTACGCACCGGCAATACATAGGCGTTACCACGCAGCAAAAGGCTGTTAATGATAGCCTGCCGCCAATAGTAGCTATTGTAAGCCTCGGAGGGCTTGCGGCTTACAAGGCGGTCTAACTCCGTGCTTACGCGCGTCTTACCGTCTTCGCTTTCCGCGTAAAGGTGGAAAGGCAGGGAGGCGATTGTATCGCTAATAAGGCTAACGCAAGCGTAGACCGTGGATACCGTTGGTGCGTTATTGCTGTTGACGTTTTCGCCCGCGTTGGTGCTGGTGCCGCCGATTAGCTGGTATAGCCAAGGTTTCGGGGAAATAATGCCGGAAATACTCCGGGTTACTCGTTGTAAGAGTGAGGCCATTGCGCAAATATTACGAAGTACATTCTATCAATGCAAGCTACACAAAAATAATATCTTCCGTTTGGTAAACGGAGGTATTCGCCTGGGCGTTATGGACGTAGCCGGCTAGCGCAGTAATAAGCGCGGCCGTGCCGTCTATCTTATCCGGGGCGTTCTTTTTGTTAAAAGTCCAGTTATCGTTTTTGTCAATTTGGAGCGTGGTGTTACTGATATGCCAAGCCGTAACCGGGTTGCCGTCGTGGCCTATCCGGCGCTGTTGCACCAGCCGGTAGAGTAGCTTCATAGGCTCATTTATCATAAGCACGCCCTGCCGTACCTCAAAACAAAACTTTGCCCCAAACTTTTGCCGTACCTGGTCTATGGTTTCCGCTGCGTTCCACGGGTCAAAGAATACAGCCTCTACCGGCCACTCGTCGCATATCTCCAGTATGCGGCGCACGCGGTCGGGCGTGGTGTTTACCTCACCCGGCAATACCTCAACGTGCCCGTTTTTCATCCAGTTGCGCACCAGGTTGGGGTACTTGTTTTTCCGCTTGTTCATACTGTGCTCCGTTATCTGGTAATACTGCTTTGTGTAGAAGCGGTCGGCTCCGTCCCAAAAAAGTAGGACGTAAGCCGTCCAGTCGTTGACGGCTGCCAAGTCCACGCCGAGGTAGCACCGCCAGTTAGCTAGTCCAATAGGTTCCTTCGCGGCGCACCGGTTCCAGGTTCCTAGCTCAATGTACGGTTGTGCGCTGCCTGCCCATTGGTTTAGGTGCAGCTTTCGCAGGGAAAGGAGGGTCGGCTCGTCGTGCTTTGCGGTGTTGCTCAATTCCTGTAGGTACTCCATCGTAACCGTTACCCCTAGACTAGGGTTAGCCTTGGCCCATACCTCCGGGCTGTGCGGGTCTTCGGTATCCTCTGCGCCGTAAATGATTGGCAAAAAACTAGCGTCCTCAATATCGCCGGCCAGCACCTTTGTAGCGTAGTCGTGCCACTTGTGGGCAAAGGTGAAGGCACCGCCGGCCGTGGTAATGGCCACCATCTGCGACGGCCGGGCAGCCATTGAGGTACGCAAAGCCTCCCAAAGCTCCGGCCCCTTGTGCTCATTCCAGGCGTGGACCTCGTCGCAAAGAATTAGAGAGGGGTTTGCTCCGTGGTTACTTAAGCCGTCGGAGGTAATTGTTTTAAGGAAACCGGGCTTTCCCTGTAGGTGGATTTCCCGGCGGAAGGGAATTAGGGCCTGCTTTAATACCGGATTCATTAGGATAGTATTGCGGACGTAGCCAAAAAGAATACCGGCTTGCTCCCTGGTGGCGGCGGCAATAATTACCTGGGGGTTGCTGTTGTCCTTCCAGCCTTTGAGTAGGTGGGCTATGGCCAGCATAGCAATAAAGGCGCTCTTACCATTCTTACGCGGGATCTCCAGCCAAACCAAACGCTTCCCTTCGCTTCGGCGGATTAGGTCGCGCTGCCATTCCATAAGCTGTACCGGGGTGCCGGCCTTTGCGTCCTCGGTTAAGACACAATACTTTTCTATTATCTCTTCAGTCCAGGTCACAGGTCTAGGGTCATTTGGTTGCTGATTTCTTTCTGCAGCTTTTCTATCATTCGCTTTGCCTGGGCCAGGGAGGCAATGGCCGGATTGGCTCGGATGGTCATTTGGCCGCGGTCGGTGTACGCTTCAATTATTGCGCCGTGCTTTTCAATAGCGGCTTCGCAGTCGGCTTTGATTTTTAGCCACGTTTCTAGTTCTGTTTTCATAGGAAGGGGAGTTTGAGGTCGTCAAGGTCAAGTTTTCCCGAG